TTGGCTCTTTATATGGTAATGGCATTAAGTTGTCACGGAGTGTTCCAGATGGTGCATCTACATCTCGCCATTCAGCTGGACCAATTGGAGTATCATCGCCTTTGATTCGTAAACCTCTAGCTTTAAATCCACCGGGTAAGTTTGATAGTGTACCTGCGTCAACTAACTGACGAAGTAACATAGTTCCTGATTTAGAGAACCCACCAATAAGATGAATTAATCCAAAGCAATAAAAACCAAATCCTGGGATATAACCATAGTGAACAAAATGCTCACGACGTTTTTGTTGACTATCTTCTTGTTTCCAATTACGACGAACAGCTAATATTTCTTGTGTGCCTTTATCAATTGTAACTATA